TTAAGTGTCCTTCATGCTCGAAGTCTACGACTCTTATATTTCCACAATGTTTGGAAGTGGTTGGCGACCATATTAATGATCCAAGACTTGAAGAGTCATACATTAAATGTAAAGAGTGCTCGGCTAAGCTAGAGCACCATCTTAAATATGAATGGTTAAAAGATGGATTCTGGGTGCCTGAAAAACAGCATGGCAAACGTGGTTTTCATATAAATCAGCTATACTCGTCCACGGTAACACCTGGAGAGATAGCTAATTGGTATATGATGTCCATGCGAGATGTTTTCTACGAGCAACAACTGTATAATAGCAAATTAGGTCTTCCCCATATTGTTGCAGGGGCAGGCGTTACAGATGCCAATATTGATGCATGCATCGGGGGCCATAGAAATAATACACTTAAGCGTGGTCTAAATACGATGGGGGTCGATATTGGAAAGGTAATCCATTTTAATATCGATAATTGGCACATACAAAATGCTGGAACTACAGACCCCAATGCTATGGCCACTCCAGAAACTATATCTTTTGGAAAAGTTCAAGAGTTTGATGAATTAGACCCTCTTATGCGGGCTTATAATATTTCTTCCTGTATCGTTGACATTAATCCAGATACTCGAAAAGCTTGGGAATTTGCTTGCAGGTTTCCCGGTCTTGTAAGATTGTGTCGGTATACTGAGGGTGTGACTGGTAGAGTTATTAATGTAAAAACTGACGAAGATAATAAGCCAGTGATACACGTAGATAGGACTACCTGGTTAGACCTATCTCTTGGTCGCTTTAAAAATGGCAGTATTAAGATTCCAATGGATACGAATCTTGAGTATAGAAGCCAAATAAAAGCTAATGTTAGGGTATATGACTTTGATAGATGGGGTCAGCGTGTTGGTCGTTATAGAAAAAAGCAAAGTGATGAAGACCACTATGCTCATGCAAGAAATTATTCTGAGATAGCGTTACCTTTCGCTCTCAGTATTAAAACGCACCAGGACTTGGAGCACATTCCATGATTTTAACTCATCCGTATTATGAAGATTGTCTTGAAGATTGGGTTAAATATAGAGCTGTCTATACTGGTGGAAGCTATTTTGTTGAAAAATATCTTAAAAAATATTCAGAGCGTGAGGATGCGACGACTTTTCAAGCTAGAAAAGAGATGTCACCTGTGCCTGCTTTTGCGGCAGCTGCTGTGGATGAAATTAAAGACTCTATTTTCCAACGCTTGAGCGATGTTAGCAGAGCCGGAGGGCCTATCAGCTACCAGCAATCAGTTAAAGGTAGTGGTATGGGTGTTGACCGTGAAGGCCGGTCAATGACTGATTTTATTGGGGCTTTCGTCCTCCCTGAGCTTTTATCCATGGGACGTGTTGGTATTTTTGTAGATATGCCAGAAATAACTGGCACAACACTTGCCGACACTGCAAATGAAAGTCCATACATTTATACGTATAAGTGTGAAGATATCCCTTGTTGGGACTGCGATAGGGATACTTATAAAAATGTATTACTTACTGACTATGTCTATACATATGATAAGCGTACAGGACTGCCAACTGGCAGAGTCGAACGCAAGAGGCATATGTGGATAGATGATCGTGGCAAAGTTAGTGTAAGATACTTTGATAATTTTATTGAACGTGGCAGTGAGATTATTAAATTAGATATTGATAAAATACCATTTTATATTTTTGATATACGTAAAAGTCTGCTTTGTAATGTTGCTAATCATCAAATAGCTCTTCTTTCTCTTGGAAGTAGTGATGTGTCTTACGCTCTCAGTAGTAATTTTCCGTTTTACACTGAGCAATATGACCCAAATGAAGCCAATGCATTCTTAGGCACGGCTGGTACAGCAGCTCCAGGAACATCTTTGGATGGTGATACAAGTAAAAATAGAGTGGTACCTACTGGCCCTAAGAGAGGTAGACGTTACCCTAAAGACTTGGAGCGACCTGGATTCATTAATCCTTCTAGTGAACCTCTAGAAGTATCTATGAAGAAACAGGACCAATTAAAAACGGAAATTAGACAGCTTGTACATTTGGCTGTAAGCAATCTACAAACACGCAATGCATCAGCTGTAAGTAAAGATTTTGATAATAGATCGCTAGAAGCTGGTTTGTCTTTTATCGGTCTCGAATTAGAGAACGGTGAAAGACGTATCGGTGAATACTGGTCAATGTACACTAAGTCTAAGCCGCCAACTATTAACTATCCACAAAATTATAGTCTAAAAACTGATGAAGAGCGGCGGGAAGAGATAAAAGCTCTAAAAGAAATTATACCTACTGTCCCCTCTCTTACTTTTAAGAGGATAGTTGCTAAGAGAATAGCTTTTCTGAGCGTCGGCTTGAAAGTATCAGACTCGGAACTAGAACGTATCTATAAAGAGATAGATAAAGCTCCTGCAATATCCACGACGATCGAAAAAGATGTTGAGCAAGGATTGGTATCTAAAAAAGTAGCCGCTCAAATACTCTGCTATCCAGAGGGAGATGTTGAAGTAGCTAATATTGAGCATGCCGATAGACTTACTAGGATAGCTACGAGTCAAAGTCAAGGGCTTACAAATCCAAGTGCTCGTGGTATTACAGATTTAGGAAGTCAAAATGATGGTTCTATAGAAAAGAAGAAAGCAAATGATAATACACAGAAAGGGGACGTAAGGAAAAGCCAAAGAGGGCCAAATAAATGAGTGCATACCTGGATAAAATGGAGGCACAGACTTATTTTTCACAACGTCTAAGGACGTCTGCTTGGGATTCTGCAAGCAATTCTGATCGCGATAAAGCATTGGCTGAGGCTACTAGGCTAATAGATAGACTCAATTTCGCGGGAGATAAAGCTAATGAAGATCAGGATAACCAATTTCCGCGGGGTGAGGACACGGAAGTACCTTCTGCTATTAAAAACGCTTGCTGCGAAATCGCGATTAGGTTACTTGAAGCTGTGGATCCTGAAAAAGAGATAGAGAGTCAATTTATTGATACCTCTAATTTCTCTTCGCTCAGTAAAAAACGAAAACAACATCCTCAAGTGTGGACTCTTGCTGGTATTCCAAGTAAATTGGCTTGGGACTACCTCTTACCATTTTTGAGGGACATTGAGAGTATTGAATTTGAACGGGTAAGCTGAACTACGACAGCATCTATCGTAGGGAGATACTTATAATTACCGCAGATTGCGGGATCTGAACTGCGGCAGCACCGCAGGGTGAGGGTTTGATATGCGGAAGTGGATTTTGAAAGTTATTGGTGCCCCTTCTTGGACCGTCTGTTACGACGGTGAAGAAGGTAAATCTTCTACTGATGGAGAGGCTAATAAAACCAAAGTCAAAATGACGAGGATAAGCCAACTATTAGTCAGAAAAAACTAAATGATCTTCTTGCTGCTGAAAGAAAGAAAGGCAATGAAGAAAAACAAAAAGTTATTGACCAGCTAGAGCAGCTTAAGAAAGCTAAAGGTCTCTCTGATGAAGAACGAAAGCAATTACAAACACAGATTGAAGAGCATAAGAATAGTATGCTGACTAAGGAAGAGCTGGCAGCGAAGGAACGTAAAGCTTTAGAATCTCGACATAAATCTGAGCTTGAGGCTGCTACGGCTAGGGGTGATAAATTCTGGAATCTTTATCAAAAATCTGTTTTCGATACGGAAATAACTTCCGCAGCTGTCAAACACGATGCTTTCCGTCCTAATCAAATTATCAATGTCCTTGGTCCTTTGACGAGTATGGTTGAGGATCGGGATGATAATGGTAATCCGACGGGTACTTACACTCCACGAGTTAAGTTTCCAACTATGAAGGACGGTAAGCGAATTGAGTTAGATTTATCTGTTGAAGCTGCTGTAAAGCACATGAAAGACACCCCTGATGAATGGGGTAACTATTTTAAATCTGGTGTTGTTAGTGGACTGGGTGGTTCCTCTGGATCTGGTAGTTCTGGAGGTAGTGGGGACAGTAGCAAACCGCCAACTGACCCTGCAAAATACCGTGCTTGGCGGGAAAAGAATAAGGAAAAACTGAAATGAATTTGAATAAATTGATTGCCCAACCCTTCACTGTTGCTTATGATAACAGCATTGACCCTCTTATTCCGGAAAATTGGGCCAATGAAGGGTTGGCAATTCTTGAAGAAAACATGGTCGTTGCCAATCTCGTGTATCGCGATTTTGATAAAGATGTCGCTAAATACGGTCAAATTGTTCACACTCGTAGGCCTGGCGAGCTAAAGGGTTATCGAAAGACCAGTGCAGACAGTGTTTCCGTTCAAGATGTAACTGCTACCGATGTTGAAGTTCGTTTGGATCAGTGGCTGCATTGCTCGTTCAATATTAAGGACGGTGAGGAAACTTACTCGTTCAAAGATCTTATCACTATGTATCTCCGACCTGGTATGCTTGGTATTGCCAGGACTGTTGATCGTTGTATTTTGGCTACTTATGCCCAGTTCCTCTCCAATTATGCTGGCGGGCTGGGTCAGTTAACCGGTAGTAATGCTCGTGATTATATTCTTGATACTCGCGGCGTTATGAACGTTAATAAAGCTTACGAGGAAGACCGCAAGCTTATTCTCGGTTCGATTTCTGAAACGACAATGCTTAAGA